CATACGATTATTTTAACAAACCAGCTTCGTTAGGATATACGTATGGAGCTAAAAGAACTTTAGACGATTTAGAAAAAGATGAAAACTTTTTAGAAGTCTCTGAAAGATTTTTACAGTCTGTAGGTGAAAACTCTGATGATGTATTTGAATACTTAAGAGATTCAGATTTTAATTTAGCATCTGGAATGAGTAGAGCCATGCAAAGTGGTAAATTTAATGAGCAACAAAAACAAGACTATGCGTATTTAAGACGTGAGTTTGATAATGCTGATTTAGGAAGTCTTAAACAATTTGCAGGTTTAGTAAAAGATGCAGGTATTGATATAGCAACCGACCCTACTTTTATTGTAGCTGCACTAGCTGCTCCTTTTACAGGAGGAACTTCTTTAGCCAGTAGGACAGCTATAGGTACAACAGGTTTAAAAGTAGCTAAGAATTTTGTAGGACCTACACCTGCTTTTGTAGGACCTGCACGTGCAGCAGTAGGAAGTTTAAAAGCAGAAGGTAAAAAGTCTGTAAAAAAAGCTGCTGCGGTAGGTGCTGCTGAAGCTGGAGCTTGGTTAGGGCTTGATAATCATTTTAGACAAACTACAGAATTAAATACAGATATAAGAAAATTATATTCGCTTCCAGAACTAGCTGGTTCTACTACTTTAGGAGTATTAACAGGTGGTCTTGTAGGTGGTGGAATACAAAAAGCTAATTTATATTATAGTAAAATGAATAGGCTTTATTCTGATGATGAGTATTTAAAAACTAAAGAAGGAAGCTTAATGGATAAAGTTTACAAAACTTTAGAAATTGCAGACAAGGCTAAAGGTAGTGTTATTCCAATAGGCTCGGCAACATCTTTATTAGATACTAAAGCAAAGTTTTCTCCAAGTACTAGATTACTAGGTAATTTATTTAGAGAAGATTTTGATAGGACATTTACTTCAGTAACTACAAAAAAAGTAGAGCTTGGTCATGGAGAAATGTTAGATAATCTTAGAGGAGACTACCATAGATTGTTTGATGAAGCTACTGCTCCGTTAAGAAAAACAGGAGCTTTTAAAGAAAGTGACGAGTTAGCTGTAATAAGAATTATAAGGGGTGATAAACCTGAAAAGTATGGAGCTGAAGTACAGCAGGTTGCTAAAGATTTAGAAGCTTTCTTTAATAAAATATTTGATGATGCTGTTGATGCAGGGCTTATACAAGAAGAAAGAAAACTAGCTAATTATTTTCCTAGAAGTTGGAACAGAAAAGCTATTGAAGATAACAGAACAGCGTTTCAACAAAAGTTAATAAATGAAAAAATTGTAAAGAATGAAGCAGAAGCATCAAACTTAGTTGATGGCATGTTAAATAAAAAAAATGAGTTGTTTTCTTCTCATTCTGTTTTACTAACACAAGCAAGGGCTTTTAAAGATTTAGATGATAATGCATTTGAAGAATTTTTAACTACTGATTTTAATACTGCTATTAATTATTATATGAATGCAGCTAATACTATTCAACATAAGAAAAGTTTCTTACTTCCAAAATTTACTCGTAAATCAAACGAAGCACAGTTCAGAGAAAGATGGCTAAACCCTATGGATAAAGAACTAAGGGAGGCTAGAGGGCAAGGTAGAGGACTTACTCCATCAGATAAAAAAAGTATAATAAAATTGTATAGGTCTGTAACTGGACAAGTTAATTATTTTGATAGTGGTTTAATGCAGGGTGTTTATGACGCTACAAAACTTGCAAACTCTATAGCTTATCTACCACTTGCAACAGTTTCATCATTGACAGAAGCAATAATACCTCTTACAAAAACAGGAGGTTCTATAACTGGTCCTGCTAAAGATGCACTTAAAGGAGTAGCAGAAGGACATAAAATATTTGTTCAAGATATACCTGTACTTCTCAGAGCAAAACATAAAATGAAAGACTCTGACATTCAGAAAGAAATGCAACAAGTTTTTATGGCAATGGACGAAGCATTTGCAGAATCTACAAACAGATTAACTGGAGAAGGATTACAGAACGAAGCACTCAAAAAAATAGGTAGAGGATTTTTTAGACTTAATATACTAACTCCGTGGACAAAAAGTGTACAACTTGCTTCTTTTAATATAGGCAAAGGATTAATAAGAGAAAACTTAGAATCTCTTGATAAACTTGCTAAAGAAGGTGTAGATATTTTTGATGAGTCTAGATTGATGGAAAAAGTTTTAGCTGATAAACGTGCTAAAGTAAAATCAACTAGTAAAATAAAAGAAGTTCAAAGATTAAAAAGTGAACTATTTGATTTAGGTATAGATGTAGAAGATGGTATTAGATGGTTAAATAGTGGAGCAAAGACAACTTTTGGTGCTGAAAGAAAAAATGGAGTACTGACAGGAGAAATAAAATATGCTGATGATTTTTATAAGTCTGTAATTCAAGGAGCAGGTAGGTTTGTAAATGAAGTAATTATGCCTGTAGGAAGAGATAGAGCTAGAATACCAGTATTCATGACTAATCCTAAAGTAGATATACTTACACAGTTTTTAAGATACCCTGCTGTTTTTAGTAATACAGTATTAAAAAACTATATAAGGTCTGCAGTTGTAAACCCTAAAGTAAATGGTGCTAAGTTAGGAGCATTTGCTTTAATAACTGCAAACATGGCTTTAGCTACGAACTATTGGAGGTCTAATAAAGAAAATAAAGATAGAATAGTTCAAGACGGACTTGAAGGTGAAGATATAAGAAAAGCTTTTCAACGTGTAGGTTTGTTAGGTCCTCTTGATTATGGTTATCGTTTTAAAGATTCTATAGAATACACAAAAAATCCTGCAGTTTCTAGTATTAGTTTAGGTGGTCCAGTTATGACAGATACTTTAGGATTGCTTCTAGGTAGAAGAGGAGTGACTGAGACATTAGCTAGGAAAGCTCCACTAATAGGTACAGCCGGAATGGTAGATACTTATTTCGGTGATACTTTTGAAGGATATGATTATAATGCACTTATAAAAAAAGCTAAAGAAATAGATAAAGAAGGTAATTATCTTTTAGGTATTAAAGACAGACCAAAGGATAGAAAGTATACTAGAACATATGAAAGGTCTTATACAAGAAACTATGCAACAGGTGGTTTAGTAGAAGGTAAAGATGATGTTCCTTACACTAAGGAAGACCCTGCTGATAGAGTAAATAAATATACAGGACAACCTTACTCTGACCAAATGGCTAGACTTGGATTAGCTGAAGGTGGTGTTCCTTTGTTTGAAAATAGAATAAATAATCCTGATAAATATCCTTATATTAAACAAGGTAAAAAGTTAGTAACTCATCGTATGGCTCAATCAGATAATATTGCGTATCCTATGGTTCAGTTACAACCTGATGGAACTTTAGAAGATTATGGTGATGATTTTGAAGCAGCTAGAAAAGCAGCTATAAAAAATAAAAACTTTAAAACTTTTAAAACTGAAGATGAAGCTATAGCATATGCAGATGGTAATTATAAAACTAAAAAGTTTAATGAATATTATAATAATGAAAAGGCTAGACTAGGTTTTTCTAAAGGGGGTGAAGTAGACAAAAAAACAAAAAATATTATACATATAAATAATTTATTAAAAGAAAAAGGGTACTCAAAAGAAGCTAGAGCTGGGATATTAGGTAACATAGGTGTAGAAACAGCATACACTTATGACTATACAAAACAACAGGACAACGGTAATGGTTATGGTTTGATGCAATTTGATTTTCAAAAACCTTTTTATAATGAGTATTTAAAAAAGAATAATTTAAAAGATTCTGCTGCTAATCAAATTAATTTTACACACGAAGCTATACATTGGAACGATGATGTTATGGGAATGAACACAGATGACAGAAGAGCTTTACAAAAATCATTTAAAAGCAATGATATAAATAATGCAACTATTACATTTTCAGAAAAATATGAAAGACCCGGAATACCTCATTTAGAAGATAGAATAAAAACAGCTAATGAAATATATAAAATTATAGATTAATATGGGATTTCCGTTTGAGATAATAACTATGCTTGGCTCTACTGTACTTGGTGGAGTTATGAGTGTATGGGCAGAGAGTCGTAAAGCTAAACAAGATAATCAGAAATTACTTAT